ATCAACATCTTTTACTACAGCAAAAGTAAGTGCAACCGATGGCACTTGTTCTATAGCACTAACGGACACAGTAACAGGTGCTCTTTCGATAGGTCGATATGTTTGGGATTTAACTACAACAGATTCGTCTGGTTTAATCACTAGAAGAATAGAAGGAAGAGCAACGATAACACCAAGTGTAAGTAGATAATTATGATAGATATTGATCCAGATATAGAAAAGCAAATCTCACTCATTCAAGAAGAAAAACTAAATTCTAAAATTAAAGAAGATATTAAAAGAGTTGTTAAGGTTGTAGAAAAACCAGAAGATAAATTAGCAGATTTTTTCTCTGTAATAAACAGCGAGAAAAAACAAACAAAAGAAAAAGTTGCTAAATCAGAAAAAAAGATTGCAGATTTAGAAGAATTATTTTCTTCCTTAAAAAAAGAAAAACAGAAAACAAAACCTAAAAAGAAAAAAGAACTATTATTAGAGCCTGAAGAAAAAAAAGAAAAAGAAGTAGAAGAAGAAGAAACAGTAATTGAAACTTTACAAAATGAATTAGAATCAATAGAAACAGAAAAAAGTATAATTGATAAAGTAAGTGATAAACTTTCAGAAATGAAAGTTGCAAATGAATTAGATAAAGATAAATTAAAAACTTTAGATAGAATTACATCTCTAGATGAAATGAAGAAAGAGTTTGTTAAATTTAAAGATATCATAACTAAACAAATGGCTTCAATTGGTGGTGGCGGTGAAGTTAATTTAGCAAAACTAGATGATGTTGATACTGCTAGTGCTTTAGTAGATAAAAGAGTTTTACAATATGATGGTGCAACTGGTAAATTTATAGGTACAACTTTAGAAACTGAAGATTTAGTTTTGAACGGCACAGACGCAAGTGGTTCAAATGCAGGTGATAGATTAGTTATGGATGGCACAGATTCATCATCTTCAAACGCAGGTGATGGTATAGATTTACAAGATGGCACTTTTGGTGCTCCAGCATTAGATTTAAGTTCTGTTGACCAAGACATTGTACCAGACCAGACTAATCTAAGAAACTTAGGTAGCTCATCAAAAAGATTCAACGATTTATTTCTTGCAGGTGATACAATTGATCTTGCAGGTGCAACAATTAGTTCAGACGGTACAGGTTCTATTGCGATTGCTGCTACTGGTGCAACATTACCAATAGGCTCAAAAGCAGGTGATAATCAACTTGCTGTTGTATCATCAAGTGGTGAAACAATACAACCTACTAGAGTAGTGCCTTTCTTTACTGCTGCTGACGGATTAAGCGTAACAAATACAAATTTTGAGTTCAATGCAACGATTGACACTCGAACAACATTTACAGGAACAAAAACATTTACATTGGCAAATGGTAGTGCGTTAGCAGATAGTGATACTACTATTTTTCAGTTTTAGGATAAAATATGGCAAACAAAACACCGATTAGAGCAGTATTCAATGATGCTGGAACTGCAACAGGTCTCTCTGAGTTTCAATCAGGTGATACAATAGGACTAACACATGGTGGTCTTGGTGCTTCATTATCATTAGGAACTGCAGGTCAAGTTATAAAAGTTAATTCCGCAGCAAATGCTTTAGAGTTTGGTGTTGTAGAAGCAATCGTAAATATTGATAATGCAAGTGATTTAACATCTAACACACTAACTGCTAGTGATTTACTTTTAATTTCTGATGGCGGTACTGAAGGTAGAGTAACACTATCACAATTAGATACTTTATTTAAAGGTACAACACAAACACTTACAAATAAATCAATTGATCTAGACGCAAATACACTTACAGGAACTTTATCAGAATTTAATAGTGCATTACAAAGTGAAAGTTTTGTTGGTCTTGCAGCCACACAAACACTTACAAATAAAACTTTAACATCACCAACGATTAATACACCAACAATTACTACACCAAGTATATCGGCACCAACACTTACAGGTATAGTAACGGCAACTGGTGCTGTCTTTGCAGGTGGTAGTCCACTTGTATTTGAAGGTGCAACCGCAAACGGTTTTGAAACAACTTTTGCAATTACAGATCCTACAGCAGATAGAACAGTTACAATTCAAGACGCTTCAGGCACAGTTGCATATTTAACAGATATCACAGGCGGTGGTGCTTCAGAGTTCTCAACTGTTACTGTAAACACAAGTATCATATTTGAAGGATCAACTGACGATTCAAATGAAACAACTTTAGTTGCTTCTGATCCTGACGCAGATAGAACACTTACTTTACCAAATGCAACTGATACTTTAGTAGGTAAAGCAACAACTGATACACTAACTAATAAGAGTATTGATAGTGATAATAATACAATTACAAACATTGTAAATGCAGACATTAAATCAAGTGCTGCGATTGCAGATTCAAAATTAGCCACAATATCTACAGCAGGCAAAGTAGCATTAACGGCATTAGAAATTGATGGTGGTACAGATATAGGTGCTGCTTTAGTGGACGCAGACTTAATTATTGTTGATGATGGCGCAGGTGGAACAAATAGAAAGGCAACGCTTTCAAGAGTTGCAACTTATATAGAGGGTGGTATATCAGGTGATATAACAATATCAAGTGGTACTGCTGCTATTGGTTCTGGTGTTATTGTAAACGCAGATATAAATTCAAGTGCTGCTATTGCATTTAGTAAAATGGCAGACTTAACTGCTTCAAGAGCATTAGTATCTGACGCAAATGGTGATGTATCTGTAAGTGATGTTACATCAACTGAAATAGGATATCTAGACGGCGTTTCTAGTGCAATACAAACACAGTTAGATAATAAATCAACTAAGGCGTTTGCAATCGCTCAAGCAGTAGCATTAGGATAGTTATAAATAGTTAAAAGGAAGAATAAAATATGGCAGTTCCAACTACAAAAGCAACATTTAAAGAATACTGTTTAAGAGCATTAGGTAAGCCTGTTATAGATATCAATGTTGATGATGACCAAGTAGATGATAGAATAGATGAAGCAGTTCAATATTTTGCTCAATATCATGTTGATGGTGTTGAAAGAATGTACTTAAAATATCTAGTAACAGCTGATGATATTACTAGAATGACAACAGACGCTTCAGAATCAGTTACAGATAATTCTATTACTACTACATATAAAAGAGCAGATAATTTTCTTGTAGTTCCTTCATCGGTTATTTCTGTTGTCAATGTATTTCCTTTATCCGACAGAGCAAACTTAAATATGTTTGATGTTAGATATCAATTAAGATTAAATGATTTATACGATTTTTCATCTACAAGTATTGTACATTATGAAATGACAATGCGACACTTAGATTTTCTTGACCACATTTTAGTGGGAGAAAAACCAATGAGATTTAATCACTTATCAAACAGATTGTTTATTGATATGGATTGGTCAAGAGATATCACAGCAGGTGAATATTTAATTATAGAAGTTTTCCGTAAATTAGATCCAGATACATATACTGATATCTATGATGATATCTATTTAAAAAGATATGCAACAGCACTTATTAAAAAACAATGGGGACAAAATCTTTCAAAATTTTCAGGCACTGCTATGTTAGGAGGAGTTACTCTAAACGGACCTGAATTATTTTCTACTGCAATTGCTGAACAACAAAAATTAGAAGAAGAAATTAGAAGCAATTACGAAGAACCTGCACATATGCAACAAGGATAATTAAATGCCAACAAATGTCTATTTCGACACAGGCACAACATCTGAGCAAAGACTATACGAAGATTTAATTATAGAACAGCTTAAGATATATGGCCAAGATGTCTTTTATTTACCGAGAAAGATTGTAAACAAAGATAATATCTTTGGTGAAGATCCTGCAAGCCAATTTGATGATTCATATATTATTGAAATGTATGTTGACAATACTGATGGATATATGGGCGAACAAGAGATTATTAAAAAGTTTGGTTTAGAACTAAGAGATGATATTGTATTTACTTTATCTAAATTAAGATGGGAAACTCTAGTAGGTAATAATTCAGACTTAGTTGCTGATAGACCACAAGAGGGTGACTTAGTTTACTTTCCAACAACAAATGCATTTTTTGAAATACAGTTTGTTGAACACGAACAACCATTCTATCAACAAAGTGCTCTACCTACATACAAGTTATCTTGTACTCGATTTGAATACAGTTCAGAAAGAATTGATACTGGTATTTCTACAATTGATAGTATCGAAGATAGTTTATCAACTGATACTATGAACTTTCAGTTTAGTTTAGAGAACGAAACAGGATCATTTGTATTAGAAAGTAGTATTGGTGCAATAGATTATATGATTAATGAAAGTTTCACAATGGCAGATCAGGCAACAAACGATCAAGGTCAAATATTTGAAACAGAAGCAGGCACAAATACTTCGGCTACAACTGATGATATACTAGACTTTAGCGAAAGAAACCCATTTGGTGAGGTTGACGAATACTAATGTTTGGTGAACATTTCTATCATAAAAAAATTCGTAATACTGTTATTGCGTTTGGCACAATATTTAACAATGTAAATATTAAGAGATTAGATTCTAGCGGGAATCCACTACAAAATATAAAAGTGCCTTTATCTTATTCACCTAAGGAAAAGTTTCTTGCAAGATTAGACGCACAGCAAGACTTAACAGGCGATGATTCTAAAGTGGCAATCACTCTACCTCGAATGTCATTTGAAATCACTGGATATTCATATGACGCTACTAGAAAATTAAATAAGAATCAAAAGATAACAAAAGTTACAACAAACGCCGATACAACTAAAATGAATAATCAGTATATGCCTGTGCCATATAATGTGAACTTTCAGTTAAATGTTTTTACTGCAAATTCAGACGATGGTTTACAAATTATAGAACAAATATTACCTTACTTTCAACCAGATTATACTGTTACTATGATTGAAGATAGAACTATGGATACAAAAAGAGATATACCATTTATTTTAAATAATGTAGATTATTCAGATGACTACTCAGGATCACTAACTAGTTTAAGAAGAATAATTTATACTTTAAGTTTTACTGCAAAAGTATATCTATATGGACCGATTAGCACTAACGCAATAATCAAAAAGGTATCTGCTGATCTATATTCTGATACAGGTAGTAATGCACCAAGAGTAGAGAGAGTTACAGTACAACCAAACCCTACATCTGCTGATAAAGATGACACTTACACTTACACGACCACATTAGAATTTTTTACAGACACTTTAGATTATGATGAGACAACTGGTGAAGATAAGACTTCTAGTCCTACTAAACCGTCATAGAAAGATTTAGATGAGCAAAATTGATGATAAATTAAATGAAGTATTAGGTATTGCTGAAGAGCCAAACGAATTAGAAGTTATACAAAAAGAAACAAAAGATTTAGTTGTACCACAAGATAAAGATCCAGAGATAGATTTTGAAACTGGTAGAAAAAATCTTTACAATTTAATTGACAAAGGTAATGAAGCAATTGATGGTATATTAAGTCTTGCAAAAGAGGGTGAACATCCTCGTGCTTATGAAGTTGCAGGACAACTAATTAAAACAGTAAGTGAAGTATCACAAAATTTACTAGACTTGCAAGATAAGTTGAAGAAAGTAAAAGAAGTGCCAGATAAAGGACCTAAAAATGTAACTAACGCTTTATTTGTAGGATCTACAACTGAACTACAAAAAATGTTAAAGGAAAAGAAATGATATTTTTTAGAAATAAATTACATGAAGTAATTACATTACCACCTCCGCCTAAAAATGATATGGCTGAAGCGACACAGGTAAATGAAATAACAAGAGTAAGAACACCAGAACAGGTACAGTCTGTTAGAGATCACGATCAAGATCCTTATTTTGCAATTAAAAAAGTTATTAAAAAATATAAATTAGAATTTCATGAAAATGAACTTGAACAAATTTTAAAAGAATCTGTTCCAATAATTACACATTTTAAAGACTTCTTTAATCGAAAAAGACCTCATGTTGTTTTACCTGAAGTTCAAACATTACCAAGTAAGACAAATAAAACACCTGCCTATCCTAGTGGTCATGCTTGTCAATCAGTTATTATTGCAAGATATGTGTCAGGTAAAGAACCAAGAGCAGAAAGAGAATTGATGAAAGCTGCTTATGAGTGTGGATATGGTAGAGTGGTTGCAGGTTTTCATTATGTATCTGATTTTGATATAGGCAATTTACTTGGTGAAAAAATGTATGTGTTAATGAATAAAGCAGACTTTGGTCTTGAATTAGCTGAAGATACTGCAAGAGGCATAAGAATAAAATATAAAGACTTATCAAAATCACTAAAACAATTAGTTTAATCACATGGCAACAACAGATCAATATTTAGGTAATCCTAATTTAAAAAAAGCACATACACCTTCTCGTTTTACAAAAAAACAAATTCAAGAAGTTGTAAAGTGTTTAGAAAGTCCTAAATATTTTATAGAAAATTATTTAAAAATTGTCACCATTGATAAAGGTCTTGTACCTTTTGAGATGTATGACTTTCAGCGGAAGATGGTAGACACTTTTCACGACAATAGGTTTACAATATGTAAATTACCTAGACAGAGTGGAAAGTCAACTATCATAGTCTCTTACCTCTTACATTATGTCTTATTTAATGACAATGTGAATGTTGCGATACTGGCCAACAAATCATCTACTGCAAGAGATTTGTTAGGTCGTTTGCAATTGGCTTACGAACATCTACCTAAGTGGATGCAACAAGGCGTTCTCAACTGGAACAAAGGTTCACTCGAACTAGAAAACGGAAGTAGGATTGTAGCGGCAAGTACCTCTTCTAGTGCTGTTCGAGGAAGTACCTTTAATATTATATTTCTAGATGAGTTCGCTTATGTGCCTAACAATATTGCTGAAGAATTTTTTAGTTCAGTTTATCCTACAATATCTTCTGGTAAATCATCAAAGGTGATGATCGTATCTACACCACATGGTATGAATATGTTTTATAAGATGTGGATAGACGCAACAAACAAAAATAATAACTTTGTTCCTGTCGAAGTGCATTGGAGTGAAGTACCAGGTCGTGATGAAAAATGGAAAGAAGAAACAATCAAGAATACAAGTGAAGCTCAGTTTCAAACAGAATTTGAATGTGAGTTTTTAGGTAGTGTTGATACACTTATCAATGCAAGTAAAATTAAGACTATGCCAGTTGTCGAACCTAAACGAAGTGGTGGTTTAGATGTTTATGAAATGCCAAAGAAAAAACATCTTTATACAATGACAGTTGACGTATCACGAGGATTAACAAATGATTACTCAGCATTTTGTATTGTAGATTGCACAAGCGTGCCATACAAAGTAGTTGCAAAGTATAGAGATAATGAAATTAAACCACTTGTCTTTCCAAGTATTATAGAAAAAATTGCTAAACACTATAATAACGCATTTATATTAATAGAGATAAACGACTTAGGACAACAAGTGGCAGACAATTTACAGTTTGAGTTAGAGTATGACAATATGATGATGGTAACGCAACGAGGTCGTTCAGGACAAGTTTTAGGAGGGGGTTTTAGTGGTCGTGGTAATCAATTGGGTTTGAGAATGACTAAAGGTACTAAAAAAATTGGAACTTCTAATCTCAAAAGTTTAATTGAAGCAGATAAATTAATCATCCAAGATTTTGATATAATATCTGAACTATCAACTTTTATTGCCAAAGGAAAATCTTTTGAGGCTGAACCAGGTGCTACAGACGACTTAGTAATGTGTCTTGTTATATTTTCGTGGTTGGCAAATCAAAGATATTTTAAAGAGTTGACCGATGTAGATGTCAGAGGTCAAATGTTTACTGAACAACAAAATGCCATAGAAGCAGATATGGCACCTTTTGGTTTCATAGATAATGGTATAGACGATCCAAGTGGTCATAATAATTCGTTTTTTGACGATTCAGGTGAGTTATGGCAACCTGTATCTATCTATAAAGGCGAATAGTGTAGTTTTGATATATCATAAATATATGCAAAGGGTTATAACTAATAAACTTAATATTAAGGAGAACTAAAATATGGCTTTTCAAG